TAAAACACACATACCGTGTCCGAAGTGTGGCAGCAGCGACGCCGCCGCTATCAACTCTGATGGCTGGCGGCACTGCTTCAGCTGTAACGAACGGGAGAAGGTAGCGGAGGCGACAGAGCAAGTGGTAACACGTGTCCCGTCGTCTCAATTCGACAGCATCCTGACCGCAATCGTTAAGGCTAGTCCGAAAGCGATTGTTGAGCGTAAGATTGAACCCGCGACAGTCAAGCAGTATCGCGTTGTCGTGGATAACGACCGCCACATATACCCTTACTACTCACCTGACGACAGTAACTTTCCCGTAGCCGCTAAGACACGCCTGGCTAACAAGGTGTTCACGACAGCGGGTGATGTTAGCCAAGCGGGGTTGTTTGGTCAGCAAGCGTTCGCGGCGGGTGGTAAGTATATCGTAGTCACCGAGGGCGAGCTTGACGCAATGGCCGCGTATCAGATGATGGGTGGCTACCCCGCTGTGTCGGTGCGTAGCGGTGCGTCGGGTGCCTTGCGCGATTGTAAGCAGTCGTATCAGTGGCTTGACTCGTTCGAGTGTGTGGTCGTGTGCTTTGACGACGATGCGCCAGGACAAGAAGCCGCGCAGAAGGTGGCGGAGTTGTTCGGCGGTAAGTCTAAGATTATGCGCCACGTTAACGGCTACAAAGACGCCTGCGACTACTTGAAAGCAAGCGACAGCGTGGCTTTTAACAACGCATTTTGGAAGGCGGAGCAGTTCACGCCAGACGGTATCGTCTGCGGTGACCTATTGTGGGAAGAGGTGTCGCGCCCTATCGAGAAGGCCGCTGTCTACTACCCATACGACGGCTTAAACCGTATCACCTACGGCATACGCCCTGCCGAGCTTGTGACGGTGTGTGCGGGTAGCGGTCTAGGTAAGTCACAGTTTCTGCGTGAGGTGGTGTACGCAATCAAGCAGCACACAGACGAAGCGATTGGGCTGATGTTCATGGAAGAGAGTGTAAGGCGGACGGCGTTGTCGCTTATGTCGTTAGCGGCTAGTAAGCCATTACACCTACCGACCACCGAGGCAACCGACGAAGAACGGCGGGCGGCGTTCGATCAAGTGTTAGGCGACGGACAGATATTCTTGTTCGATCACTTCGGTAGCTCGGATGTCGACAACATCGTAGCCCGTGTACGCTATATGGCGAAGGCTATGGACTGCCGTTACGTCTTCCTCGATCACGTGTCCATCATCGTCAGCGCACAGTCGAACGGAGACGAGCGTAAAGCGTTGGACGAAATCATGACCAAGCTTAGGACGTTAGTGCAGGAGACAGATATATCGCTGTTTGTCGTGTCCCACCTCAAGCGACCAGAGAACAAAGGTCACGAGGAAGGGGCAGCGACGTCGCTAGCACAGCTACGCGGTAGCGCCTCAATCGCACAGCTTAGCGACATCGTGATCGGCTTGGAGCGTAACGCCCAGGCGGACGACGAGAGAGAACGCAACACGACACGCGTGCGTGTGTTAAAGAATCGTTTCAGTGGTGAGACGGGTAAAGCTTGTTCGTTGCTGTACACTCAGACAACGGGCAGAATGGTAGAGTATGATGAAGATGCAATTTAAGGAGAACTAATGGACAGCTATCAACAATACATCCACAAATCACGCTACGCACGCTACGTGCCAGAGCTTAAGCGCCGTGAGACGTGGGACGAAACAGTAGCACGTTACTGCGACTACTTCAAAGACCGTGGGCAACTGAAAGGCAAAGACTACGACGAGGTGTACAACGCTATTCACAGCCTGGAGGTTATGCCTTCGATGCGTGCGCTAATGACAGCAGGCAAAGCGCTCGACCGTGACAACGTCGCAGGGTTTAATTGTAGCTACCTACCCATCGACCACCCGCGTTCGTTCGATGAGATGATGTATATACTTATGTGTGGTACGGGCGTTGGCTTCAGCGTTGAGCAACAATACATAGATAAACTACCTGAAGTATCGGAGGATTTTCATGAAACAGAAACAGTCATCACCGTCAGCGACAGCAAAATCGGCTGGGCAAAAGCCTACCGAGAACTCGTCTCTCTCCTCTATAGTGGGCAGTTGCCTAGTTGGGACGTCTCAAAAGTGCGACCAGCTGGCGCAACACTTAAGACATTTGGCGGACGAGCTTCAGGGGCTGAACCACTCGTCGACCTTTTCCGTTTCACAACTGATGTCTTTAAACGGTCGGCTGGTAGAAAGCTCTCATCTATTGAATGTCACGACATCTGCTGTAAGATCGCTCAGATCGTGGTTGTCGGAGGGGTTAGACGATCAGCACTCATCAGCCTCAGCAACCTCACAGACGACCGACTCCGCAGAGCGAAGCACGGACAATGGTGGGACGACGAGCCGCAGCGGGGCTTAGCCAATAACAGCGCATGTTATACGGAGAAGCCAACCTTTGTAGCATTTTTATCAGAATGGGTGAGCTTATATGAATCACGATCAGGCGAACGAGGTATCTTTAGTCGAGTGGCAAGTCAGAAACAAGCTGAAAAGAACGGCCGACGAGATAGCAACTGGGATTTTGGAACAAACCCTTGCTCAGAGATCATCCTCCGACCAAACCAATTTTGCAATCTGTCAGAAGTTGTTGTCCGAAGCGGCGATACGTTCGATGATTTGCGACGGAAAGTACGAGTTGCATCTATACTTGGAACTCTACAAGCTACGTTAACAGACTTCCGCTACCTTCGTAAGAAGTGGCGGGAGAATACGGAAGAGGAGGCGTTGTTGGGTGTCAGCATGACAGGCATCTTAGATCACGCTGTCCTGGCGATGAAGGACGACGGTGGTTTGTGGTTTAATAATGGTAAGCGTTTACCCTTAAGCGAGATATTAGAGGAGTTGAAAGATGAAGCTGTTAGAACAAATAAGGAATGGGCTAAGAAGCTGGGTATCAATCAGTCGGCGGCGATTACGTGCGTTAAACCTTCGGGAACTGTATCGCAACTTGTCGACTCCGCGAGTGGTATACATGGACGATTTGCTCCTTATTATATTCGCCGTGTACGTGCTGACTATCGCGATCCACTCTGCGGTGTATTAGAGGCCGCAGGCGTGCCGATGGAGGTAGACATAACCACACCCACTAACAAGATCTTTTCGTTTGCCAAGAAGGCTCCTAAAGGCGCTGTGATGGCATCAGATCAGACAGGCTTAGAACAGTTAGAGTTGTGGTCTATGTACCAGGAGCACTGGTGTGAACATAAACCGTCGATCACGGTGTACTACCGAGACAGTGAGTTTCTCGCCATAGGTAACTGGTTGTATAACAACTTCGACAGCGTGTCGGGTGTTAGCTTCCTACCATACAGCGAACATAGCTACAAGCAAGCGCCTTATGAAGAGATATTCGAAGACGAATACAACGAGCTTGTAAAAACGATGCCAGCTGTTGTAGACTGGGACATAACGGAAGCAACTGACGTCACAGAGAGTAGCCAGACGCTCGCGTGTGTCGGAGGTGCTTGTGAATTATAGGAGGTAGTATGCGCAGTATTGTATTAGACATTGAGACTAACTTAGCACACGACACCATTTGGATGGCGGCTACGTGCGATGTCTCAACGCGTGAAACAGCGGTGTTTACGGACGCCGCTTCACTCGCGCAGCATATACAATCAGCAGACACTATCATCGGTCATAACTTAATAGGCTTTGACGTCCCCGTACTACGGAAGGTATGGGGCGTCATCGTACCGCTAAGTAAAGTGATTGATACGTTAGTGCTAAGCAGGTTGTACAATCCATCGCTAGAGGGTGGTCACTCGCTACGCGCCTGGGGCGAACGCATGGGGCAAGAGCAGAAGGGTGACTTTAAAGACTTTGACGGTGGCTTATGCGACGAGATGATTACGTATTGTGTGCAAGACACAGTTGTGAACGCTCTCCTGTACAAGGAATTGTCTAAGCGTCTGATGATGGACGGCTTCTCGGAAGAGTCGATTAACATCGAACACGATGTCGCTATCTATACGAAAGAGCAGGAAGAGAACGGATTCTATTTCGACTTCGACATGGCGTGTAACATTAGCGCTGAGCACAACGAACGCATGAACGTTATCGAAACACAGCTACAAGAAGTGTTCCCACCTATCGTCACAGAGCGTTGGAGTGAGAAGACAGGTAAGCGTTTGAAGGACGACGTCGAGGTGTTTAACGTAGGCAGTCGTCAACAAATAGCCAAGCGTCTTGAAAGCAAAGGCGCTGTATGGACACAGCGTACAGAGAAGGGCGCTATCATCGTTAACGAGAAGACCTTGTCTGCGTTGACACACATACCAGAAGCCGAGCTTGTGTTAGAGTATTTAACGTTGCAGAAGCGCCTGGGCATGGTGAATTCGTGGCTAGACGCGTACAAGTCAGACGGTCGCGTTCATGGGTACGTTAACACGTGCGGTGCAGTGACAGGCCGCATGACACACAGCAACCCTAACATGGCACAGATACCGTCGGAGTCTTTGTATCGGCAGTGTTGGACAGTGCCG